AAAGCTGCTGAAGATATAGGTTGTCAAGGTTATCATACACACGAGTACGAAGGAGACGTATGGTATATGCCTTGTGAGGAACACAATCTAAAAGCTCCCTGTACAGAAGGATATGAGCAGATAGGAATGAAAGATAAAAACGGCAGAAAGGTTCCTAATTGTGTTCCAATAAAAAGATGAAAAGAAGAAAGAACGCTACATTAAGTTATTCATCACCAAAAACATCTTCAAGAGGATGTCTTTGTCCTGATGGTAGAACATATTCTACAAAATGTTGTGATGGAACACTTCAAGCTCAAGGAATAGGAAGCATACATAGGACAAGTAATTATTTATTACAAGAAGATAGAGATTTAATATTACAAGAAGACAACAGTAAAATAAAATTATAATGGCAGATAAAAAGATTTCAGCATTAAACGCAGCAAGTGCTTTACAAGGAACGGAATTAATTCCTGTAGTACAAAGTAGTGAAACAAAATATTCCACAATAAAAGACATTGTAAATTATTTAGTACCAACAGCAGTAACTGTAAGTACAGCTGGAGGAACTATTGATTTAGGAAGTTCAACTTATGCAAATAGCGAGCTTATTGTTCTTACTTGGTCTGGTTCAGCAGGAACTGTAGAGCTTACATTGCCAGACGCTACAACCACAGCAAACACAAATAGAGTTTTTAGGTTAATATCGGACACTACATTTACATCATCTACACACGCAGATTTAACACCTGCATCAGGTCAAACTTTAGATGGAGCCGCTTCAGCTTATAGAGTAAATAAAGAGTATGAAGGAGTTACTGTTTGGTCTAATGGTACAGAGTGGTTTATTATCCAGCAAAAAGCTTAAAAATACAACAAAGTATTTAAAATCAGTAATAACTATAAATAAGTATCTTATGAAAGCAAGTGAAATTGTAACTAAAATCAAAGATGTTCTTTTATCAACCAACGAGCAGGAAGAAGTAACTACTCCTGAAGTTGAATTAAAAGAAGAAGCTCCTAAAGCTAAAAAAACTAAAGGAGAGACTAAAGAGGTAGCTCCTCAAGCAGATATTAAAGAAGTATCTTATTCTGCAGAAGAGCCTACTAACGAACTACAAGAGGATGTTTACGAAGACGAAATCGTAGAAGAAGCTCCTGCTGTAGAATACGCTACTAAAGACGAAGTTTCAGAACTTAAGGCTATGGTGGAAAAATTAAGAGGTATGATAGAAGCTAAAGAAGAAGCTAAAGAGGAAGTTCCACAAGAACTATCTGCTGATGAGTCTGCTGAAGCAATCTCTCATTCACCAGAAAACGAAGTAAGTGAGAAAACTGGTGTTAGATTTGCTCCAAATGCAAATAGAAACACTACTTACAATAGAGTATTAAACGCAATAACTAATAATTAAATTAATTTAAAATGGCAACAACAACTTCAATAACTACTACTTACGCTGGTGAATTTGCTGGGAAATATATTTCTGCAGCTCTTTTATCAGGTAAAACTTTAGCAGGAGGAAACATTACTATTGTTCCTAATGTTAAGTACAAACAAGTAATGAAAAAAGTGGCAACTGATGATATCGTTAAAAACGCAACTTGTGATTTTGATGACACATCAACACTTACTCTTACTGAAAGAATCTTACAACCAGAAGAATTCCAAGTAAATTTAGAATTATGTAAGAAAGACTTTAGAAGCGACTGGGAAGCAGTTCAAATGGGATATTCTGCATTTGACAACTTACCATCTTCTTTCTCTGACTTTTTAATTGCTCACGTAGCAGATAAAGTAGCTCAAAGAATCGAAACTAACATCTGGACAGGTACTAACGCAACTGCAGGTCAATTTGATGGATTCATCACTACATTAGGTGCTGATGGTGATGTTAATGACGTAACTGGTAGTGCTTCAACTGCAGCTAACATTATTACAGAGCTTGGTAAAATTGCTGACGCAATTCCTACTGCTGTATATGGTTCAGAAGATATGACTATCTACTTACCTTCTAATATGTATAGAAACTACGTTAGAGCATTAGGTGGATTTGGTGCTTCAGGATTAGGTGCAGCTGGTACTGACAACAAAGGTACACAATGGTATAACGGTGGTGCTGGTCTTCAGTTTGATGGTGTTCAAATTGCATTAGCTCCAGGATTATCTGATAACGATGCTGTAGCAGCACAAAAATCAAACTTATTCTTTGGTACAGGTTTAATGTCTGACCAAAATGAAGTAAAAGTAATTGATATGGCTGATCTTGATGGTTCTCAAAATGTGAGAGTTATTATGAGATTTACTGCTGGTATCCAGCACGGAATTGGTGGTGACGTTGTATTATACGCTACTGCATAATAAGTAATTGTTCAACTTAAGAAAGGGTAGGTAAGCTCTAAGCCTACCGCCCTTTTTTTATATAAAAAATAAAAATTATGGCTTGTGATTTAACATTAGGTAGAAAAGAACCTTGTAAAGATGTCGTTGGTGGAATAAAAAATGTTTATTTTACTGATTTTGGAGACTTTGGAACTGTAACATTAACAGCTGATGAAGTTACTGATATGTCAGGTACTTTTACAGCATTTAAATACGAAGTAAAAGGAAACTCATCATTAGAACAAACAGTAAACTCTTCAAGAGAAAACGGAACTACTTTCTATGAGCAAACATTAAACTTAACTCTACACAAATTATCTAAAGAAGATAATAAAGAGTTAAAATTATTAGCTTACGGAAGACCTCACGTTGCTGTTGAAGACTATAACGGAAACGTAATGGTTATGGGATTATCTCACGGTGCAGATGTGTCAGGAGGTACAATTGTAACTGGTGCTGCAATGGGAGATTTAAGTGGATACACATTAACATTAACTGGAATGGAAACTACTCCAGCTAACTTTGTATCTTCACCTACAGCAGCAGACCCATACGCAGGTATGTCAAGTGCAACTGTAACTGTAACAACAGGTACTAACTCTTAAACATAGAGTGTTCTTAAACATAGAAAGGGGACTTTAACAGTCCTCTTTTTTTTTGAACAATATTCAACATAATAGGTTATATAGTTATGATAACATTATCACCAACAACATCATCTCAAACAATTAGTATAATTCCAAGAGCATATACTGTTGCAAGTGACTTATCTATGGTTATTGTAGAAGACGGCACAAGAAAAACTCAAACAATAAACGACATTACATCTTCTTTATCATCTAATGGTAATTACTTGGAGATGTCTATAGCTTTTAGTATTTTAACAGCTGAAAACAGCTATTCTTTTGAGTTAAAACAAAGTAGTACTTTATTATATAGAGGTAAAGTATATTGTACATCACAAACAGATAATACAACAGATCATACCTTAAATAGTAATAAATATGAAGAGTACATTGGCACAGATACAGATAGCCAAAAATATATTGTAATATGAGCAAAGTAAAAATAATAAACCTATCAGGTTACGAAGTACCGAGCATTAAAGAATCAACAAGATATGATTGGGTTGAGTATGGAGACAACAATAACTATTTTGGAGATATAATAGACAGATATACAGGAAGTCCAACAAACTCAAGGTGTGTTAATGGTATAACAGATCTTATTTACGGTAGAGGATTAAATGCAACAGATTCAGAAGATAATGCTCTTCAGTTTGGTCAAATGCAACAAATGCTTAAAGATGTTGATGTAAGAAGAATAACTGGAGACTTAAAGTTACTTGGACAAGCATCTATTCAAGTTGTATATAATAAAAGAAAGACTAAGATAATGTCTCTTAAGCATTTTCCAACAGAAACATTAAGAGCAGAGAAAGCAAAAGATGGCAAAATAACAGCATATTATTATCACCCTAAATGGAGTGAAATAAAGCCTTCTGACAAGCCTAAAAGAATTCCAGCATACAAACACGGTAAAAAGAGTGAAACTGTTGAAATATACTGTATAAAGCCTTATAGAGCTGGCTTTTATTATTACTCGCCAGTAGATTATCAAGGATGTTTACAGTATTGTAATTTAGAAGAAGAAGTATCAAACTATCACATTAATAATATACAAAACGGATTACAACCTTCTTTATTGTTGAATTTCAATAATGGTATTCCAGGTGATGAAGCACAAGAAATAATAGAAAGAAAGATATATGAAAAGTTTAGTGGATCTTCTAATGCTGGTAAATTTATATTAGCATTTAATGATAGTTTAGAAAATCAATCAACAGTAGAAGCTATTCATCTACCTGATGCTCACGCACAATATGAGTTTTTAGCAAAAGAATCAAGAGAAAAAATAATGATTGGTCACGGTGTTGTTTCTCCAATATTACTTGGTATTAAAGACAATACTGGTTTTGGTAATAATGCAGAGGAATTAAGAACAGCTAGTGTTTTAATGGATAATATTGTAATAAGACCATTTCAGACCTTACTAATCAACTCTTTTAATGAACTGTTAGCATTTAATGGTATAGGGCTTAATCTTTACTTTGTTACTCTACAACCAATTGAGTTTACAGAGCTTGATAATATTGAAACTAAGATAAAAAGAGAGGAAGAAACAGGTGAAAAGCTATCAAGTCAAGACAAAAATGACTTTGATGATGAACAGGGAGATGACATCTTATCACAATTAGAGTCTTTAGGGGAAAAAGTAGATGAAAACGATTGGGAGTTAGTACATACAGAAAAAGTAGAAGATACAGAGGCAGAGTTTGATTTTACTAAGCTTTCTCAAGTATCAAAAGATGACGCTAAACCTAATAAGTCTTCATCACAAGACAATTCAACATATAAGGTTCGTTATTCTTATGCTCCTGTACGAAATTCATCAAATAGCAGAAGGTTTTGTATGAAAATGGAAGCATTAACAGGACAAAATCTTGTATTTAGAAAAGAAGATATTAATATGATGTCTTTTAAGGGTGTAAATAAAGAGTTAGGACATAAAGGACAGAACTATTCTTTATTTAAGTATAAAGGCGGTGTAAATTGTCATCACTATTGGGAAATGAAGGTGTATAAGAAGAAGGTTTCAGACAATAGCCTTGTAAGTGAGTCAGAAGCAATAAAAGATGGCTTAAAAGAGCCTATTAACCCAAGTGAAGTTGATATAGCACCAAAAAATATGGCAAACAAAGGACATCATCCAAATTATAAAAAATGAAAGCATTATTTATCACACTTGACGAATTAAAAAGGAAATCTATTATAGATGGGAATGTAGATACTGATAAACTAATACAATTTGTAGAAGTAGCACAAGATAC